CTCTTTCTCTTGGAACTCGTGGAGCATAGCTGTGTGCTTCTCGCGCATCTTAATGTAAACCTTTACTAGCTTTTCTACGGGTACTTGGTCGGTCATGATGTTCTCCTAGTGTTGGAATGTTTATTATAGTGTCATTATTTAACTTAATCAAGTAGATTGTTATATAAATCTATAATTTTTGTGTGTACGTCTATTTTATTGTCAAGAAGTTGGTAAACGTGACGCTCTACGCCTGAGCCTTGGAGTTGTACAACGGTGGTTGGGTGGCGTTGCCCCGAACGATGCACCCGCGCATTTGCCTGTGCGTAGGTCTCAAGTGACGGTACAGGACCCCACCAAACAACCGTATCGGCGGCGGTAAGGGTTACACCATGCGCGGCAGACTGTGGTTGAATCACAAGCACCCGTGGGTTATCCGTGGTCTGGAATCGGCTAAAGATGTCGGTGCGCTTATTGGCTGGTACATCACCGGATATGATCTCAGTGGTAATACCGTCTGCTTGGAGCTTGCCGGTCAGGATGCTGATGATGTGCTTGAATGGTACAAACACCAACACCTTCTGGTTGGTCTCGTCGATAACTTCTTTGAGCGCCTTGTACCGGTTCTTGATGTCAAACTCAAGGGTCTCGCCAGTATCGGAATAGACCGCCCCGCAGGATATTTGCAGAAGCTTGTTCATGTTCACGGCGGCGTTAACCGATGTAATGGACTCACCTGATGCTTCAACAATCATACGGTTCTTAAGCAGGGTGTAGTACTTCTGCTGTTGCTTGGTCAACTCCACGGCTCGCTTGACGTAAGTCATTTCCGGCAAGTCCAGACACTCGTCCTTGGTGTACCGGATGGCGGGTTGTAATGCCTCGAACACAATCTGTGTTGCCTGTGACTTGGGAACCCACCGGAAGTTTGAAACCTTGGTCATCACCATGTCTTTAAACGAACTGGCGTAACGCGGTACAGCTGTTGGGTTCACAAGTTTTGCAAGTCCGTATGCATCCACGGGTGACTGCGCAGCGGGGGTTCCGGTCAACATCCACAACCATGTCTCGGGCTTGAGCAGTCCGTTGAGTACTTTCCATCGTTTGGCTTGGCTGTTCTTGTATGCGTTGGCTTCATCGACTACGATCAAATCAAAGTTGGCGTTGGCAATCTCGTCGCGCACAATCTCAACACCGTCATAGTTAATGATCACAAACTCGGCATCGCCCTTGATGATCTGTCTGCGCTTGTCTGATGTGCCATACGCAATGTCCACTGTGCGGTGCATTGCAAACTTAAACAAATCCGCACGCCACGCAATATCCATAATCGACATAGGACAGACCACCAACACACGTTTGATTCGGCGTTGTGTCATTAAGTAGTCTGCCGCCCAGATGACGCTTCCGGTCTTGCCTGTACCTTGCTCGTTAAAGCAGAACGCACGTTTGTTTAATGTTAAAAATGCTGCGGTGGTACGTTGGTGATCAAATGGTTTGTGTTGTCCTGTCCACTTGTAGTGTCCAAGGATAGGGCTAGGTACATTACGTATCTTCAGGTTCTTGAGTACTTGTGCTTCGTCAAGTCCCCATCGTACAAGCACCTTACCATTACCAAGATCTTTGCTCTTTGGAATCACTGTTGTGATCTTCTGCGGGTTACGCAGATTCAAAAGCAAAGACTTGTTATCAATAATTTCCAACTTGTTCTCCGACGGCAAATTGACCGAACACGGTGTGCACGGTCTTGTTATATGTGGGTCCCCATAAAGCAGGGTGAAATCAAAGTGGCGAAGAGTGCAGGTGCCTGCCAAGGAACCTTTGTTTGCAACGCCTTGCGGAGCTAAACCGCAATACCCACACGCATAAGCACAGTATGCCTATACGTGTAGATACGGTGTATCTACTTCTTCTTACGTTCGCGCTTGCTTACTTCTGATACTAGGTTGCTCTTTGAGTCACGCTTGAATGAGCGGTTTGCATTCGCATCTTCAACACGCAGACCATCTTTAATCGAACCACCTTTGTCGATAGCTTTGACGTGCGCAACATCATTGCCATCACCTTTGTGTACTTTACCAGCTTTCGCTAATTTTGCACGAGCTTTATTACGCTCAGCGCGTTTTTTTATTTGCTCTGGTGTGCCTTGATACTGGTCGTACTCTTTTGCGTACGGTCTAGGTTTGTTTACGTAAGGCATTTAATTTCTCCCATTGTGCGGGCAGCTTGTTACTACGCAATGTTTTTTGCATAAGCCGGACGGTCTTGCGTTCCACACGTCACTATCATGCGAGGCTTTCAAACGGTTAAAAGAGGTGAGCCACTTCTGCCACAACTCCGATTCATCTTTAAGCGAGTACTCGGCAGTCACAAAATCTTTGCTTATAACAAACAGCAATCCTGCCTTGACACGCTCGACTAATGGAAAGTGCTTGAACGCCGCAAGAGACATCAACTCCAACTGCCCTTTGTCTGCATATTTTGCATTCTTTCCGGTCTTGTAATCAACCACGCGGGCTACACCCGTATCATGATTGACAATTACCAAATCTGCAACCCCTCGCCACCACGCATTGGGGGAATCAAATTTACATGGTTCCAAGTTTTCGGTCAACCCCATTTCGTACTCGCAGAACTTATCGCCTTCAATTGCGTTTAGCTTGTCGAGTACGTCCTTGGCGAACGCAAACTGTGGAGGCAGTGGTGTGCCATCCTTGATGTAGAACTCTGCGGCTTCATGGAACTCTTTGCCATAGGTGGTTGCATCAGTGGGCGGCTCGTCGTACTCCTTCAACACTTTGATATGGTAATACTGCTTTGGGCATGTCTCGAACTTCTTCATGCCACTGTACGACCAAGCCTTAACCATTAACAATCCCCGTATGATTTCCCATGCCCTGATTCGCAATTGAGCGGTAGCCCCTTTGCCCATTCCGGCGTCCATCGCATGCACTCTTCAACATGCTTGACCGCTTCTTCTACTTCCTCGTCACGCACCACGCAAGCAATCGCGTCATGCACAGTCAACACCACCTTGTACTTCTTGGCGATAAGCAACATCTGCTCACCTATGATGCACCGTGCAACTGCCTGACACACGTTCTCGATAACCTTACCGCCATAGATCCGTGTGCGCCCTTTACGGGTGGCGTAACTAAACTCGATACCACGTTCGCCGGGTTCGAAATTCAATCCATCATACCGCATTAGCAACCCAGAGGGTAGACGTATCGCAGGGGTTTTTTCCACAACACTCAATACGTTAGACGGAACTCCTAAGTATTTACTTTCACCGTTGATCATAGAAACTAGGCATGCATGAGCGTCTTGCCATAGCTCAACAATACGGTCATTGGTCTGGCGGTAAATGTTGATAACACGTCGCGCTTCTTCCAAGTCCATGTCATAGCCAAACGTCTTGAGCTGTGCCTGAAACTTCAACGCACCCATGCCATACCCTGCGCCCAAGATTGTGGTCTTACCCACGAACCGCTGATCCTTGGTCACGTCGGATTCGGCGACGTTATAGATAACGGATGCCATCTTTTTGTACACATCTTCACCATTCGCAAAACCCTGTACCAATTCGGTCTGCCCTGCAAGCCATGCAAGGACGCGGGCTTCGATCTGTGCGGAGTCAGCATCAATAATGGTATATCCCTCGGGGGCTACGATAGCTTGCTTTAGCTTGTTGGCGTTTGTCCCGCGACTCGGCAGGTTCTGTAAGTTAATCTTATCATCACCTCCCCAACGTCCGGTGTGTGCGGCGTAGTACCGGATAGGTACGGGTAACATTCCTCGTGATGCAATGCCTAAGAATCGCTGTGTGCGGGTTTCTTCGAGCGTAGATTTTGTACCCAGTCGTGCGGCAACCAATGCTTGCACATCAGGATTTGGATGTTCTGCTAAAGCCTTGAACCCCTCGTCGCTCTTAGCCAAAGCAAGGGCGGGCTTGTTCGTGGTCAGACTTACCTTCATCGGAGGCTCAACGCCAAGGGCAAGGAGTGCCTCGGCAAACTTCGGGTTCGACATCAGCTCTTCACGCTTTACATTGCACTTATCCAGCAACTCATCTTTGCGTTTACGTATATCTTCTAAATGTTCAGCAAGCAACTTCTTGTTTAGGCCCAGTGTCGGTTCGATGAACATACGTAAAGTGCAGTCGATCAACTTCAACTCGTGCTTAGGAAACCCCTGTGACATAAGATGAAAGAGCTTCGTGGTTATCTCTACGTCGTTGATGCAGTAGTCCCCATAGCGGCTCAATTCGGCATCGCTGAAATCTAGGCGGCGCTTGCCCTTGGCGGCTATAACTTCTTCGCCCTTGATACCCACCTTGTAGCGTTCAGCCATAGCCTTGAGTGAACCACCCACCTCGATACCATGCAAAGCGCGTCCCATGCATAGAGTATCAGCCCAAACGCGAGGATGAACATCAAACCGCCAAGCAAGAATGGAACCGTCAAACATAGTGTTATGGCATACAACCATCGCGTCTGACCAATTAAAAGTATGTAGCCATTCCTTGATCTGCTCATGAGTGCCACTCGCCCATTCTGTTGGATTGTTGTTGACCTTTATCGCAAGCCCGATGACTTCGAACTTGTCGCTACGCACGTACTCTTCGGTCGTAACCTTCGAGAGGCTAAAGTCTTGGTCGTAGTATGTCTCAAAGTCCAGTACGATTAAGTCCATCATTCTTCCTTGGTTTTACGTTTTCTTTTAACTGCTGTAATGCCTACGTCGGGTTCTTCCTCGGCGTACTTCGCCTCAATCATTGCGTCTGCAAAATCATAAGACCGTTTAGCAATCACATCAAAAGGAAAAGACTTCATCCTAATTATGCAACCAATAGAAGCCAACCCCGCAAACAAGTCCCGCAAGTCTTCATCGTTCATTGTTCTTCTCCGATACTTCGATTAACTTCTGTAAGTAGTGTTGGGCTTTCTTCAAGTCCTGCACCCCACCCTTGTCCTTCCAACGGGACACGTACTTTACTACGTTACCTTCGAGATACCCAAGGTTATTTGCAATGATGTAGTCCCATGGCTGAATATTTTTTTGGTAATGGTTACCTCCTACTTGTGCATCGTTTGCTTTCGTAGGTTCGATAAATACTCCTGCGGCACGTCGCTCTTCCATATCGCGTTCTCTCCCTCTGTCCAGTGATGCTTGTATAACTTCTTTTAGCGTAGGTGCTATGTGTTGTTTCATACCATGTTCCTTATCCATGATGCGGCTACATCACAGCGTGGGAACGGCAGTTGCACCTCATTTACAATTTCTTTCTTGGGCTTAGATGTCTTGAGTGGTTGCTTGACGTCATCACCCTCACCCCATGCGTATACTTTAATCGGTGTGCCTTGCTTGTTGCGTGACCATCCTGCGATGTGCACCATGTGTCGTCTGTACAACTCAGCAATGACAGCCGATACTGTAGCAACAGGCAAGTTGACATGCTCTGCTAAGTCTATGGTAAGTGACTCACCAAGTTCTTTCAACCCTTCCTGTACGATGGTGGGGTTTTGTGCTCTAAGATTTATGTGTGGCATTATCGTTCCTTGGTTAGACCTTTTTGGCATCGGTCATTAAACTCGCATGCCATGGGGCTTATGCAGTTCTCGCATTGCTTGGGTATCACAAGAGCCTTGTGCAGTACCTCGATAGCACGTACAACATCCAGTGCTTTACCAGTCTGCAAGAAGCTCAGTGCTTCACGTATCGCTTCGTTCTGTGTCATGCGTTCTTCTCCTTTAAGTTTCTTTCTTTGTATTCGTTCCTGTTAACTACATACAAAGAATTTAACGCTTCATTTGACGCGGTTTTTAAATGGCACTGTTTACAAAGCAGATACGCTCCTTCCCCATCAGCGCAAGAAAGCCCATCTTCTACCCATGTTTTTATACCCGCCACAACCCAAGGTCCGCTTGTTGTGTTGCAAGTATTGCACGAAGTATTTTTCCTTAGCCTATTTACAATACCAATGTAATCCGGTGATGACCGCAAGTTAGAGTTGTTGGTGACTCTGTTTTTTCTCAAGCATAGTCTTGAGCATGTAGATGTTCGTTTGTAATAGGTTGGCGTTAAAAACATTTCGGTATTACAAACCGCACAGCTTTTTGGTATCCGAATAACTTTCGCTGCCCAACAGCATGCCCTTGAGCAATAGTGATGCGCGGTTCGTTTAGCCCAACATGCGTATTTTTCAAAAAGCAATCCACAATGGTCGCAGTTGAACGGCAGCTTTGATTTGATTTTTGCAATCGGTGTTAGCTGTGAACCTTGGTTTAACATTCCTGATTTTGGCGGAGGTATGTGCCTATAGTGGGCGTCATACCCTTTTCTTAACTTATTCATGTATCTTTTTCCTTAAAATTATCCACAGCGATACACCCACGCGCCCGACATCCTTCGTCCAAGTCAGGCAAGAACTCGTCAAGCGCTTCGTATATCTTCATAGGCAACATTCCGGGCGATGCGTGATACAGCACTGCAATAACCTTTAGCTTCTCGACCAGTGGTTTAGCTTGTTCGTACCTCATGTCTTCTCCACGTTTTGAAATTCAACTTTGTATATGCCACCGTCCATACCCCAGTCGATGCGTAGGTTGCACTCGTAGTAGTACGGGCTAAGCGGTAAGCCTAAGTTCTCAGGCTTGACTTTGTAATACCTGCTCACCATTACCTTCCCGTGGTCTTCGCGTGGCAAGGATGTTTGATATAGCGGAGGTTTTGTTTTAGCTCCCACCGTTCTTCTCCTTGAGCCTAGCTTCTGCCCATTTTGCACAATCCAAAAAAGACCTGTCACCTGCATACTCCTCGGGCATATCGTCCAAGTGCAGCCCGACCCATTCTTTGCGTGGCGGTGCGGTGTACAGAGCGGTCTCGATTACATCGAGGTTTTGTGTTACATCTTTTCCCTTTCGCTCAGTAAAGTAAAACACCAAAGGGTTCGTTTTGTCTGTGTACTTGTATGCCACAGGCTCTTGCTTCTCTGCTTGCTCAACAGCTTTGCGTAAGGCTTCAAGGGCGTGGTACTCCTTTGCGTAATATGCATCCCAATTTTCAGACACAGTACCGTCTCGTGTTACTTCTCTTTTCAGTTCTTCGAACGCTTCGATTGCTTGCTTCATCACTTCGATGCTCATTTCGTCTCCTCGTCTAGTGCGTAGAGTTTTGTTCCTGTTGACAAGACCATCACAGGCTTTAACTGTTCTAGCCTAAGAGCGGCTCGGTAGCCCTCGTCAACGCATTCAACGTCATACCAATGCGGCTCGCTCACTACTTCTTTAAGCGCCCGAACAACTAAAAAAATATCGTTCATCTTTTTCCCCCACGGTGTTTTTGCCACAGTTCTTTAACCAGAATCAAACAATAGACAATGCCCGCAAACACCGAAGCAAAAATCAAAAAAGTAGATAAAGCAAACACAACGGATTCATAATTCATTCCCTACCCCCAATCTTCTTGTTAAGCACAGCCCATTGCTCTTGCGTGATTGTCCACCAAGGTCTGTGACCCCCTGCCCTGTATGCCGCATTCCAAATGCGCTTGGCATCTTTCTTGCGGATATCATCACGGAACTCTTGGTCCTCGCCGCGCCACCACAATTCAAAGTCGTTGTTCATTATTTTTCCTTGGTTGTTCTACATTCTGCCCTTACTTGCGTAGGGTAGTCGGGGTGAAATGCCGCAAGGTCACAGCGGTATACAGCTTTTACAGGTAGCATCAACAGCAACACCACCCATAACAGCACCAGACTACCCGCCGCAAGAAAGGCAAGAATGTATTTAATCATTACCACAAGTCCTTGCGCTTTGTGCT